CTATTGAACCGCCTTTTTTAGCGCATCTCTGAAAATCTGGCTTGCACGTTTCATGCTCTCTGCGTCGGCATGGGTATACATTCGCAGCGTAACCGCCTTATCGGAATGCCCTAACTTCTCTGAAACGCTGGCAATATCTGCACCGTTGGTAATGGCGATGCTTGCGAAGCTATGCCGCAACTTGTGCGGGTGTAGATCGTCAATACCATATCGAGCGGCAAACTTTTTCAAATAGCGTGTAGGTGATTGTGGGTGCATTGGCTCCGGGCTGTTGTCCTGCGTAAATATAAACGCACTCAGGGCGTGACTGGCCTGTTGCTGCCTTAACTGCTGCAAAAGGGCGATCACATCCGCGTCAACATCTATGATGCGCGTCTTACCGTTTTTCGGTGTGTCGAGGTATACGCCCTTTTGCGGCGTATAGCAAAGGTTTCCTGCAACGGTGATGGTATTACCCTTGAAATCGACATCTTTCCATTGTAGGCCGCAACACTCCCCGCGACGGATCCCCGTATCCACCAGCAGGCGAATCAATGCTTGCCACTTTAGCGGCTCTTTTTCAAGGCAAGATAGAATATGCTTTACTTCTTCTATCGTGTATGCTTCTGCCTCTATGCCCCGTACTTCGTCCTTTCTCTGCTTTGGGCGCTCTACTTTATCCATTGGGTTTTTCTGGATAATGTCAGACAAATACGCCATTTTGAAAAGCGACTTTAGCACCGTGTAGACCTTGATGCAGGTTGCGTGCGCTTTCCCCTGCGCCTGCATATCCAGCAGCAGCGCCGATATATTCGCCGCCGTAATATCCGGCATTTTCATTTCTCCGAGTGCTGGATATATCCAGCGGTCAAGATTGCCCTGAAAGCTGCTTCGGCTATTCTCGCTGATTGTGACGGTCTTTGCGGGCATAAACACCCGTTCACCATACTGGCGCAAAGTCTGAATCTTTGCGGCCTCCTGTTTTTGCAGGAGGTCTTTTTCTTTTTGTTCGGCTCTACTGATAGCCTCGCCATTGTCGCAGCGGCGCTCAAATTCGGCGGCTACTTTTGCAAGTTCGCGGTCAATGGCCTTTTGGCTCCATCCCTCCGGCGGATACCAGCGAGAAGTTAACCGAGAACGGGAGCGACCGCGAGAAACTTGAATTTCATAAAATGTGCGCCCATCCTTAGTCTGCTTTTCTCGAATCGACGGCATTTTGAATCACTCCTTCACACATTTTTCTTATTTTAAACTCTGCAAACTCAGAAATTTCTTTAACCATTGCGTTGTATTCATTTGAGCTACATCGTCCGATTTCTACTCCATCCCTATTTTGAAAAGAGTAGTAAAGCAAATCAGAATTATCGCAGATGTCCGACACTATCGAAGCCTGCTCTTGTGCGCTTTTTCCTGTAAAATCATCAAGAGACATCCTTGCATACTTCGAGTTATCAACCAGCACAACATTACAACCATATAGCCCCGCATATATGCGAAACGCCTCTTTTTCCATCTGCCGTGTTACAACTCTCTCCGCAAACGGCATGGCTTTTTTTTCGAATTCTGTTTCCAGATCATCAAAGCACAACAAGCATTCTTTTCGAACGCCAAAAACGGATGCCATCGCCGCCGCATTTTCGTTTGTCAGCGTCCTACTTCCACGTTCTATCGCCGATACAAGATCAACAGAACAATGTATTTTCTCGGCCAGTTTTTCTTGCGTCATATTTGCTCGTTTTCGATACAGTCTACACCGCGCCCCGGGCGTTTGTGCGACTTTCAGTTCCTTGTTCATTTTCTTCCTCAGCTTTCCGTACATACATTTTGTGCGAATGTCACTTCAATTTCCGTACAAATTGTACTACAATTTACCACAGAAGGCAAGAGCTTTCAAAAAAATATTTGAAAGGACAGCAAGAAATGAATGGAGCAAATCAGCAAATCCCCTTTATGAAGATCCCCACGGCAAGTAAGGTAACCGGCCTGTCGCAGTATTTTTTGCGCCGAGGTTGCAGGGACGGGAGCATTCCCCACATCATGTCCGGCACCGTCTACCTTGTCAACGTGCCTGCGCTTCTCCGCAAGCTCAATGCGGACGGAGGTGCAGAGGAATGAGCCAAAACGAAAAAGCCCGCTCCACGGCGGCAACCGTGAAACGGGCAGAAGCGGCGGCACTTGGCGGGTCAGCAGCTTCATTCTACGGTGAGTTTACCACGACAACGCCCGCGCGTCAAGTGGCCGATTTTCTCCCGCACGGCGCAGCAAATGCCGTTGATGGAAGGTCACTCGCAACGGCTATGGGCTTCAAGTCTGTGCGCGAACTATCAAAGAGAATCGAGCGCGAGCGCCGCGCCGGTCAACCGATCTGCGCCTCTGTCAGCGGCGAGCGCCGGGGGTACTTTATGGGCGACCCGAACGAACTCTGGCTTTATCTGCGCTCGCTTGACCGTCGACTTCGGGAAGTGCGCCGGACGCGCGATGCTTGCGAGGATACTTTGCGGCGGATGACCGGGCAAGAAGTTCTAAAGGGGTGGTGAGCAGGTGTCCGAGGTTAAAGAAAAACACCCGTCATGGTTTAAGCTGAAGATCGAACGGCGGCAACTTATCAAGCAACTCCCGCCGGAAACTGCGGTCAATGTTCTCCTTGCTTGTTGGGAATATCTTGAAACTTGCGAAATTCCCGATAATTTGCAGCCAATGGAAAAAATTGCTTTTTCAGCCTTTTTCCCTGATATGGAAGAGGCATGGAAGCGATACGAGCAGCGAGTAAGCGCAAGAAAAGGCAAATCGACCGATACCGAATGCTATCGACCGATACCGAGCGAAACAGAAGAAGAACCAGAAACAGAACCAGAAACAGAAGAAGAACCAGAAAAGTAAAAGGGAATGACAAGTCATTCCACACCATGTATAAGGGTGCGCTGCGCGCGCACCACCGCCGATATTATATATTTTTGATTTTTCTTCTTTTTGTATAAGGGAGCGTTTTATGACCTTTGATTTTGAGAAATTCGAAAGGATAACCGCGAGCGTGTACCCGCCGAGCGTCTATACTCTGCAAGACGCCTTGACCGTGTTCAAATACTACTTTGAGCAGTACGAAAAGCACATGGGGAGGCCGCATCCGCCTATCAAAGCAAGTCAGATCGTGCGGATATGCCAGGATATGCCCTATATCAATCAAGAGAGCAAGGGCAGCTATTATGAGGATGTTTCCCCGGCGGGATACATTGCCATGATCGACCGGCACTTTGCAACAAAATACCGGCATTGTGATTATAACGTCAACCACTTTTTCAGCGGAAGAATTAGGGAACTCCGATTTTACGAGGAGCTTTATTGAAAGGGGTGAAAGACACGAGCGGGAAAGCATCACAGCGAAAAGGCGCAGACGGTGAAAGGGAGCTTGCCGCCGTTCTCCGTGAATATGGGTACGAGATCAAGCGCGGCGGGTCTATGTCCTTCGGTGAAGTGCCTGACCTTGTGGGCTTGCCCGGTGTCCATGTCGAGGCGAAGCGCTGCGAGCAAGTCAGGCTTTCGGAGTGGATGAAGCAGGCGGAGAAGGACAGCAAGCGCTTTCGTGACGGTATGCCTGTTGTGTTCCACCGTCGAAGCCGCGAGGGGTGGCGCGTAACAATGAACCTTGCGGACTTTATGAGGCTCTATGACCGGCAGAAAACGGCAGAAAGCGGAAAGGAGGCAGGGAATGACCCCGAATAAAGAAAAGCTGCTTGTGGCTCTTCTGACTTCTCGAAGTAAGAAAGAAGCGGCAGCAGCGGCAGGAATTGCAGAGCGAACCATGCGGACTTATTTTGAAGACCCGGAATTTTGCCAGCGATACCGCGAAGCATTCGCCGGAGTGATTGAAGATGCTACCAGACAAGCGCAGGCGCTTTTAATGCCCGCATTAAGCACCCTGCAAACGGTCATGGAGGACGAGGAAATACCGGCACAAGCGCGGATCACCGCGGCTAAATCAATTATTGATTACTCTCTGAAATTGACCGAACAGGCCGACATTTTGGAGCAGTTGCGAGAGCTGGAACGCTGGAAGGAGGAATTAAATGGCAACCGTTGATGCACGCCTTGCAGCCCTGCGCGAGTTTCTAAAATCTCATGCAGGGGGCGAAACCGTCTTTATTGTCGAGGGCGGCGGCGAGTATTTCACAAAAGAAGATCCTTTTAACTACCTGATGCAGCACGGCGCATATACCCATGACGGGCGGCGCATTGTCCTTTATCCGCACCCGGTGGAAGGAGTTGACCCGTTGTCCCTCTCCCTTTGGGAGATGATCGACAAAGCAATAGAAGCTGGGCGGCTGGACTGGCCCGATTTAGAAGGAGATGAACCGAATGAACGATATTAAATCACGCATCGAGGCATTGCAGAAGCAAATGGACGCGCAGCGGCCTAATGGTGGTATTTTGATTCGCCTATCTGATTCGTGGATGGCGTTCAGCGCAAGCACAATTCACAAAAAGTCAATCTTTGCAACCGAGGCAGAAGCGCGGAAAGCATTGGCTGACTGCAAATCCATTTTAGAACTATGACGGCGGGACAGACCGCAGAAAGGAAATTTTATGAGTAGATACAATAGTTACGCCCGACAGCTCGATACCTTTTTCAAGGAAGCTCGTGACGAGCATGCGCGCCTTGTTAGCGAACGGAACAAGGCAAAAGATGAACTTGAGAGCGCAAAGGCTTGGCGGCCCAGCGAGAGTAAGCAGGAGAAAGAGACGGCCATCATGCGGGCGACAGTCGCTTACAAGGATGCAGAAAACGCCCTGCGTAACTCTACCGCGTGGGAATCTTTCAATAGCAAGCGCAGCGAGTTGAGAGCCGCTTTAGCCGCGGAGCTTCAGGCGAACAGTATTGTTGACCCCGATGCAATCGACACCGCCGCATTGAAACTGCTTGAGTCCGGCGTAATGACCTCCGCCGATTATTCCGCATTTGCGGTGAAGTTCGACAACAACGGTACAATGCTGCGTCTAATCGCCCGCTATGCTGGCGAGGCAGCAAAGAACACGGAGGACAGAACAGAGGCCGCAACCCTGAATGCTATCGCGTTAGCCTGCCGCAGCGGTCAGGGGAAGGCTTTGCGCGAGTGGGACAACCTTTCCGAAATTGCCGACCGTTGCAGCGGCCAGAGCCTCACAGGTGCGCGCGGCGGCGCAGATCATATCGCCAATATGGCCGCGCATTGGGAAGATGTTGCCAGCGCTACGATTGCCGCTTTCTAACGCCTTTAAGGAGTGATACAGAGGCCACCAGTCGGAGAAAGACCGGCAGCAGGCGGCAAGGGCGGCGGGATTGCCTATCCTTTGTTCCCTTGCGAAGCCCTGCCCGAAGTACAGCGGCAGGCAGCGCCCTAAAGTACCAGGGCGCGGGGGTGTGTATTTCGCCATTTACAACCGATAGATAGAGGGCGGGGGCAAAAGCCCCCGCTTTCGCGTTCTAACGCCGCTCTACGGCGTTTTGCCTTTTGGCAGTATAGACCCACTCAAAAATGAGCAAAAGCCCGTAGAGGGCCAGCAAATAGGAAAAGAGGGGGATTATTCCCCCTCTTCCTGCTTTGTTTTTAGCCCTTGCATGATCTCGTCCCGCTTCGCTTGAATATCAACCGCGCGAGAGACGAACGCCGGAACCGTTTCCCCGGCTCTCTGCGCGGCCTCCTGCGCCGTTTTAAGTGCGGCAGGGGTAAGGATAGCCCCATCGCCTTGCGGCGCTCCTGCGGGCCTCTGCGGGCTTTCTCCCGTAGCTTCACCAATGCAAGATAAAACACATTCCCGCAAGACCGCGTTGGAAGTCTTGCCGATCTCCGAACAATAGGCCTTGAACTTCTCCGCCTGTTCCTTTTTTACACGACACGCCAGACTTGCTATGTTTTCGCGCTGATATTTGGCTGACGCTCTTTTCTGCGCCCCAGTCGGTGCCAACAAATCACCTCCTTTTGACACGCTTATTGTATCACATTTATATATGTTTAACCATATACAAAATAGACAAAAATATATGGTTAACCTTGTGCAATCTACCACTTGATATATGGTTAATCATATAGTACAATACGATCACAGGGAACAAAAGAAAACAGTTAAGACACCGGCACAAGGTGGACGGGAGTACCGAGAGGGAAAGCAAGAACACCTATAAGAGCGGACAAGGATGCGGAATGGGAAGCAGATGAGGCCACAGCCGCAACGCCACCCGCCGCCGGAGTTCCTAAAACAAAACGGAGGTAAGCACATGAACTTATCACTTTACGAGCAGGAAACGATCATCAATTCCAATGAGGCGGACAGCACCGCAAGCGTCTATACGCATAACAAGGCGCCGCGGAAGAAGCTGGAAACGCTGGCGGCAGACAGGCCGGAGGAATGCAGACTTGTCAAGACCTCCCACGACGGGAAAGCGGTTGATTACATCATCCCGAAAGCGTGGGTAAAAGTCAAGCCGCCGCGCATTGCAAGCGAAGCACAGAAAGCGGCATTAGCGAGGGCGCGGGAAACGGCAAACAAGCACCGCTGACGCTTGCGCACGCAGCATTTCGGCAACGAATAGCACACGCCGAGGGTAATTACACCCCCCACAAAACGAAAGGAGCAGAACAATGAGCAGACAGGACATTGAAGGCAAGGTGCAGGAAATCCGGGAATTGAAGCGGATGCAGGAGGAGCTTTCGGCAGAGCTGGAGGCGCTGACTTGTGAAATCAAGACCCACATGGACGCGGAGGGCGGGGACACCATCAGCGGCACGGATTGGAAAGTGACCTATAAGGCCGTGACTTCCTCCCGCATTGATACCAGCGCATTGAAA